GTCGAGTTCGATAGGGTGATAGACGCATCGCAGGCTTTGCAGACCCTTCCCCTTTACATCGACGAAACCCCGGCGCTTTCCATCTCGGCCCTTCGTACCAGGGCGCGTCGTCTCAAGCGGCAGCATGGGCTAGACCTGATCATCGTGGACTATCTGCAGTTGCTGGACGCGTCGGCGAAGCGCGACAGCAATCGCGTTCAGGAAATCTCGGAAATCTCGCGCGGCCTCAAGACCTTGGCGAAGGAACTGGATGCTCCAGTGTTGGCGCTCTCGCAGCTCAGCCGCGCCGTCGAGCAGCGGCAGGACAAGCGGCCGCAGCTATCAGATCTTCGCGACTCGGGCTCCATTGAGCAGGACGCGGACGTCGTCATGTTCGTCTACCGCGAGGAGTACTACATCGAGCGCGGCCCGGAGGCTGAACGGTACAAGCTCGCCGATGTTGCGGGAAAAGCCGAAATCCTGGTGAGCAAGCAGCGGCATGGTCCGACCGGCATTGCCCATCTGCGCTTTGATGGGGCTGTCACTCGATTCAGCGACGAGCCGAGCGCCGCATGACCAACACCAAGCAGGAGGCCGCAGCGTGAGAGATGGAATAGCCCGCTTCGCCTCGCTCTATCAAAGCAAGTGACGCAGAACTGAAAGGATCAGGATGCGCACACCTCTAATCATCGACGTCGACAAGGTGACCATCGCCGTGCTGCTGATGATCGGCCGGCACGTCGACAAACCGTGCCCGACTCGCGAAATGTTGATAGAATGTACGCGTCTGCCGCGTCGTCGCGCATGGCAATTCGTGTGGGACCTGCACGCTCGCCGGTTGATTGAGATTGAGATGCGCGGAACCGGAAAGGGCCACCAACGCAGGATGCGCGTTCAAGGCGGCCCATGGACATTGTGGACCCAGCGAAGGGCGCCGTCGGAAGGCCAGACGCGACTGCTCGAAGAGATGAGGATGTGATGGCGGCGCTTGAAAAAGTAGAAGGGAAAACCAAGCACGGCGGCCGACGACCCGGATCAGGCCGCAAGAAGGGCACACCCAACAAGGCAACAGCGGATGTGAAGGCTGCCGCACAGCAGTACACCACCCAAGCTATTGATGCGCTCGCGCACGTTATGCTGCATGGCGAGAGCGAGGCGGCGCGTGTCGCTGCGGCCGATAAGCTGCTGGACCGGGGCCACGGCAAGGCCAATCAGGAGCATAAGATCGAGGCGGGTGAGAGCCTGCTCAATCTCGTGCACGAGGCTGTTAAACTCCGGACTGGACCGTGAGTGCTGCAGCCACAATAGCCCGCTGGGCTGACAACCCGCATATCTTCGTCCGTGAGGTGTTCGGCGTCACCCCAGATCCCTGGCAGGACGATGTGCTGCAGGCATTCCCGCGGCAACAGCGCATGGCGATGAAGGCGTGCAAGGGTCCGGGCAAGACTGCCGTGGAGGCGTGGCTCGCCTGGAATTTCCTGCTGACGCGGCCAGAGCCCAAGATTGCGGCGACCTCGATTACGGGCGACAACCTCAAGGATAACCTGTGGTCGGAAATGGCGAAGTGGCAAAACCGCTCGCCCTTGCTGCTGCAGCAGTTCGAGTGGACCAAGACGACCATATTCGCGAAGGAAAAGCCGTCGACGTGGTTCATGTCGGCCCGGTCGTGGCCGCGCACGGCTAATCCCCAGCAGCAAGGCGATACGCTGGCGGGCCTGCATGCCGATTACATCATGTTCATTTTGGACGAATCGGGCGGCATACCTGACGCTGTGATGGCATCGGCAGAGGCGGCGCTATCCTCCTGCGTGGAGGGCCATATCGTCCAGGCGGGCAATCCTACGCACCTTGAAGGCCCATTGTATCGCGCCTGCACGTCAGAGCGGCGCTTGTGGCATGTCACCGAGATCACGGCCGATCCTGACGACCCCAAGCGCACCAGCCGTGTCAAGGTCGAATGGGCAAAGGAGCAAATCGAGAAGTACGGTAGGGATAACCCATGGGTGCTGGTCAATGTGTTCGGCAAGTTCCCTCCGGGCTCGCTCAATACGCTGATAGGCCCCGATGAGTGTCACGAGGCCACAAAGCGCGCCTATCGCTCGGATGATATCGATGGCGCAGCGCGCGTGCTTGGCGTGGACGTTGCCCGCTTTGGCGATGATGCGAGTGTGATCTTTCCGCGACAGGGGCTTGTAGCCTTCGATCCGATCAAGCTGCGCAACGTGACCGGCATTCAGGGCGCAGGAGCCGTCAGCCGCAAATGGGAGGACTGGCAGGCCGATGCCGTGTTCGTGGACGATACCGGCGGCTATGGCGCGGCATGGATCGAGGCCCTGCAGCGGCTGGGCCGTGCACCGATCGGCGTGGGCTTCGCCAGCAAGCCGAACGATCCACGCTATGCCAACAAGCGCGCTGAGATGTATTTCGAGGCGGTGGGGTGGATCAAGGCGGGCGGCGCGCTCCCCAACTGCCCGGAGCTGATCGCGGCGCTCACGCAAACGACATACACGTTCCAGGGCGACCGGCTGCTCCTCGAGCCGAAGGAACAACTGAAACTGAGGCTGGGCTATTCGCCGGATGATGCGGATGCGTTCTCGCTCACCTTTGCCCAGCCTGTGGCGGCTCGCAGCGCCTATGGATCGGTCAGCCGCGCGCGCGTCCTGCACGAGTACGACCCGCTCGACGCCTAGTTCTGTTGACCATAATAGGGCCTTTGAAAGCGCGGCCCTATCTTCGCGGCCATGGGCTCTTTCCTTGGCGGCGCTGCCTCAGGTCCGCAATACGCTCCCCCGCTTCCGGCTGCACCACCGCCGGCACCGACTCCGGTTGACCAGACGACGGTCGACGCGGCGAGCCGCAGCAAGGCGGCGCTCGCGGCACAGGGTGGCTATTCGTCCACGATCCTGACGGGCGGACAGGGCGTGCAGGACAAGGCGAACGTCGCCAGCCCGCAGCTCAAGACCATGTTGGGCCAGTAGATGGCCGCTGCCGCTCCCACGACCACGGACAAGGCGGACCAGAACGATCCATTCCTGCGGTCGTATTACCTGACGCGCCTTGCCGCGTTGGACTTCGAGCGCTCCGGCTACTGGGGCGTGTGGCACGATCAGTCGCGCAACTTTGCTCCGAAGCGCGGCCGGTTCAACGTCACGGGCAACGACAGCAGCCGTGGCCGCCGCAAGGACCAGCGCATCATCGACAGCACGCCGCTGATTGCCGTGCGTGTCCTGCAATCGGGCCTGATGACGGGCGTGAGTTCGCCGGCCCGCCCGTGGTTCCGGCTGCGCTTCGCAGATCCTGCGATGAACCAAGCCGATGGCGCGCGGGGATGGCTCGACGAAGTGCAGAAGCGCATCCTGCATGTGTTCGCGCGCTCCAACCTCTACAACTGCCTGCACACGCTCTACGCCGAGCTTGGCACGTTCGGCACGGGCGCGCTGATGGTCGATGAGGACGAGGATACCATTGTCCGCGGCTATCTCCTGACGGTGGGCGAATACTGGCTGGCCTCGTCCAAGCGCCTGCGGGTGGACACGCTCTACCGTTCGTCGTGGTGGTCGGTGCGCCAGATCGTGGCGAAATTCGGTAAGGAGAATGTGAGCGGCGGGATTCGCTCGCTCTACGATGCCGGCCGGCTCGACCAGGAATACGAGATCGTCCACGCGATCGAGCCGAACCCCAACGCCCAGCCGCCGGATGCACGCATTCCCAAGAGCTCGGCATTCCCCTGGGATGGGCGGCTCGCGCAGAACCTGCCGTATCGCTCGGTATGGTTCGAGCGCGCCGCGACGGGTGAGCGCCTGTTGCTGCGTGTCAGCGGCTATCACGAGTTCCCGGCCATGTGTCCGCGCTGGGAAGTGACGGGCACGGACACCTACGGCACCGGAGCGCCGGGTTGGATCGCCTTGGGCGATGCCCAGCAACTGCAGGTCCAGCAGCGCCGCAAGATGGAGGTGATCGACAAGCTCTCGAAGCCGCCCATGAAAGGCCCTCCGTATCTGGAGAACCGGCCTGCATCGATCCTGCCGGGTGGCATGACCATCGTCAGCGAAGGCCAGCAGGGCAAGTTCGAGCCGTCTGTGGTGATGAACCCCGAGTCGGTCAATGCCGTGCGCGAGGACATCACGGAGACGCAGGGACGCGTCAAGGATGCGTTCTACGTCGACCTGTTCATGGCGATGCTGGAAAGCGACCGCCGGGACATCACGGCCCGCGAGGTGGACGAGCGGCACGAAGAAAAAATGCTGATGCTCGGCCCCGTGCTGGAGCGCGTGCACGAGGAGCTTCTCGACCCGCTGGTCAAGCGCGTGTTCAACGTCATGGCGCGGAACCGGCTGATCCCGCCGCCGCCGCAGGGCGTGGATGCGGGCTCGATGCAGATCGAGTTCGTCTCGATCCTGGCGCAAGCGCAGAAGGCAGCGGACCTGACCAGCATCGAGCGCTACTGGCAGTTCGGCGGACAGGTGGCGCAGCTCGGCAAGCCCGAAGTGCTGGACCGCATGGACGTGGACGGCACCATGGACGCCTACAGCGACATGCTGGGCGTGCCGGCCAGTGTCGTGGTCGATAAGGACAAGGCCGATGCCTTGCGCCAGCAGCGGGCGAAGCAGCAGCAGGATGCCGCCAACCTGCAGGCACTGAACGTGGCGGCTGAGACGGGCAAGACCGCCTCGCAGATCAACGTCGGCGGTGGCCGTAACGCCGTGATGGCAGCATTAGGAACCAATCCATGATCAAGAATCGCAATCACGTTCAAGGCGTCCGTGACGCTGTGCATGCCGGCATTAGTGAGTTCGGCACCAAATATCATATCGGCGAAGGCGGCCTTGATGGCGCAGATGCCGTAACGGGCATTGCCATGGTGCTGCGCGACATGATCAAGAGCGCGCCCGACAGCTACACGCGGTCAATGCTGGCGCGTCAGGTGATCAACGTGATCGAGGACGCTGCCCGTGGCCCGCTCATCCTGCCCGGCGGCCACGCATGACCCGCAACATCGGCGACCAGCGCGAGGTCGATAAGGACCGAAAGTCTCTCAAGGTCGAGCGCGCCCGGCTCAAGGAGCGGCTGCGCTGGCTGATGGGCGACGAGCGTGGCCGAACCTATCTGGCCGATCTGGTGCGCGACAGCCATGCGTTCGCGACGAGCGAGGTCTCCACCACGCATGACGCGCTGCTGCTGCGTGAAGGCATGCGCGTGATGGGCCTCAGGATCGCGAACGACGTGCGCGAACACTGTCCCGAACATTTCCCGGCGCTTCTGTCGCTGACAATGCGCAATCCCCTTGAAGGAGCAAAAGATGTCGGAACAGCCGACGACGAATAATACGCCCGATCCGGCAGCTCCGCCTGCCGCTGCCGATCCAGCGGTACAGCCGGCCAAGGCCGAGCCGTCGCTGCTTGCCACTCCGCCTGCGGCCGATCCCGGCGCTGCACCCCAGCAAACCCCGGAACAGAAGGCAGAGGCCGACAAGGCTGCGGCGGAGTCCAAGGTTCGCACCGATGCGTTCGCAGCGGCGGCACCGGAGGCCAAGAAAGCCGCTTACGAAGCGCTGACCAAGGACGAGAAGATCGCAGCCTTCAAGGCCATGGACGACGCGGCGAAGAAGGCGCTGGGCGTCGAGGACCCGGCGCTGCCGGTCTACACCGAGTTCAAGCTGCCTGAGGGCATGACCCTTGACGAAGGCTCCATGAAGCAGGCCACGGACCTGTTCAAGTCCGCCGGCCTCGATCAGGAGACGGCGCAGAAGTTCATCGATCTTGCAACGTCGCGCGAGCAGGCCGCCGCCAAGCAGAGCGTGCAGACCTTCGTCGACATGCAGAACAAATGGGTCGGAGAGATCAAGGCAGATCCCGAAATCGGCGGCGAAAAACTGGAGGCCAACATCGCCTCGGTCGGCCGGCTGATCGATCGCCTGAACATCCCCGACCTGAAAGACGCACTCAATCTCACGGGGGCCGGGAACAATCCAGCCGTCGTGAAGGCCTTCGTGCGTCTTGCGCAGATGATCGCTGAGGACCGTTTCGAGACCGGCCACGCCGCTCCAGACACCTTTCAGGGTCGGACGCCGAACTACTACGGCGACACGGGACCGAAGCAGTCGGCCGACGCTTAACCCTCTCGAACCATAGGACAATCCAATGGCAACCCTTGCTTCTTCGGCCCTGACTCTCGCGGAGTGGGGCACGCGTATGGGACCGGGCAATCAGGTCTCCGACATCATCGAACTGCTCGGCCAGACCAACGAGATGCTGACCGACATGCTGTGGATGGAGTGCAACGACGGCGCCGGTCACAAGACGACCGTGCGCACCGGCCTGCCCTCGGCCACGTGGCGCCTGCTGAACTACGGCGTCGCCAAGTCCAAGAGCACGACTGCGCAGGTCCGTGACTCGACGGGCATGCTCGAAGCCTATTCGGACATCGACAAGGCGCTGGCCGACCTCAACGGCAACACCGCCGAGTTCCGCATGGGCGAGGATCGCGCATTCATCGAGTCGATGAACCAGAGCATGCAGGGCGGCGTCCTGTACGGCAGCACGGCGGTCAATCCGGAGCGCTTCACCGGCCTCGGCCCGCGCTTCAACTCCAAGTCGGCCGGCAACGGCGGCAATATCGTCGACGCCGGCGGCTCCTCGAACACCAACACCTCCATCTGGCTGGTGGGCTGGGGCCAGAACACGGTCCATGGCCTGTTTCCCAAGGGCAGCAAGGCGGGCCTGCAGGTGCGTGATCTCGGCGAAGTACCGCTCTACGACGCCAACAACAACGTCTACCAGGGCTACCGCACGCACTTCAAGTGGGACTGCGGCCTGACCGTTCGCGACTGGCGTTTCGTTGTCCGCATCGCCAACATCAACGTCACGTCCGGGGCCGTCACGACCTCGAACCTGATCAGCTTCCTGATCACGGCCCTGAACAAGCTCCCGTATGCGTCGGCGGCCGGCAACAGCCCGCCTCCGGGTGCGCCGGGCGGCACGATCACCAAGCCGGGGCAGGTGAACTGCTCGTTCTACTGCAACCGCACGGTGCGCACGCAGCTCGACCTCCAGGCGATGGCCAAGACCAACAACTTCCTGACCATCGAGACTCGCGACGGCAAGCCTTACACGGCTTTCCGCGGCATCCCGATCCGCATCTGCGATCAGATCCTCAACACCGAAGGCAACGTGTCCTGAGCGGCGCGAGAAGGAGTTCCCTACCATGATCATCGACAGCCAGAACCAGTTCTCCGCCGCACAGGCCGTCACCTCGACGGGCTCGACGGCGAGCACGAACGTCATCGACCTCGGCATCGCCCGCGACATTGCGGGCGGCGTCAGCGAGGACATCCGCCTGATGGTGCAGGTCAACACGACCTTCACCTCCGCCGGCTCTGCGACCCTGCAGGTCCAGCTTCAGACCTCGGCCGACAATTCGGCCTGGACCACGCTGGCCCAGACCGATGCGATCGCCGTGGCCTCGCTCGTGCAGGGCTACAAGTTCTGGGAGAACGGCTACGCTGGCCCGACCTCCCGGTACATCCGCCTCAACTACGTGGTCGGCACCGCGGCCATGACGGCGGGCAAGATCGACGCGGCCATCGTGCCGTCGCTCGATATCCAGCCGGTCTACGCCCGTGGCTACACGGCGTAGGTGAGCGATGGCCAAGCCCAAGACCCCCTGCAAGGTCCTCGAACCGGCCTTCATCGGTGATCGTCTCTACGAAGCCGGTGAGGTCGCCATGGCGGAGGGGGATGTGGACAACGCGCCGCATCTCAAGCCGCTGAAGGGCAAGGAAGCCGAGAAGGCCATCGCGGCCGTGGACGAGACTTTGCAGTAACCGATACCGGGGCCGGGTTCGCTCGGCCCCGTCCTTTCCTCCCGGAGGCGCGCAATGGTCAGCTTGAAGATGACACCCAAAGAGGCGAAGGCCGAAGGCTACGGCGCGCCCGCCGAAGTGCCTGTGCCGGAATACCCGTGGGGGACCGTGCTCACTCTGACCGACGAGCAGGTCAAGGCGCTGTGGCCGAACGGTCCACCCGTCAAGGAGGCCGTCCTTAAACTTGACGCCGCTGCTTACGTGAAGGGCATCAGTGTGGACGATCGCGAGGGGCAGCCGCGGCGCATCAGTGTCGACCTGCAGGTGACTGACATCGCGATCGAGACGGACGGAGACAAGGACTTGCCGAACTACTACGGCAAGAGTGGTCCGCGGCAGTCGGCGGCCTGATGACCTCCGTCGTCGACATTTGCAACGCCGCTATCAGCCACTGCGGCACGCGCTCCAAGATCAGCTCGATCGACGAGGCGTCGCGGGAAGCCCTGGCCTGCAAGACGCATTACGAGCAGGTGCGGGACGGCGCGCTGCGGTCCTACGACTGGAACTTCGCGCGCATGACTGTGAGCCTCGCGGCGCTCACCTGCTCGGTTCAGCGCTGGCAGTACGAATATGCCGTGCCCGTCGATTGCCTGCGCCTGCGCCGGCTGAACGATCAGCCCATGCTGTTGATCCCGCCGACCTGGTACGAGATGGCGGCCGACAAGGATGCGGACGGCAACCCGATCAACGTGATCTTCACGAACCAGTCTCCGGTGAGCGCCATCTATACGGCGCTGATCGCCGATCCCTCGCGCTGGGACAGCGGCTTTCAGGATGTGGTGGCCTATGGGCTGGCCTCCCGCATCGCCTTCGAGTTGACGGGCAAGGAAGAAGTCGTTGCCCGCGTCACCAAGCTCTGGGCTGGGACCTTGAGCCAAGCCGCGACGGACATGCTGAACGAGAATCCCAGCCCTGCGCCCACCTATGTTCCCGAGGCCCTGTCCGCGCGTGGTTACGATGATGGCTTGGCAGAGCAGGGGCTGACCTGGCCCCGAAGCTGGGGCTGATGCCGGTTTTCACCGCCATACAGCCGTCGTTCGCTGCCGGCGAGTTGACACCTCTCGCGTGGGGGCGGGTCGACCTCGCCAAGTTCCATGTCGGCTGCCGCACGCTGGAGAACTTCCTCGTGCATCCGCAGGGCGGCGCGTCGAACCGTCCCGGTACGCGTTATATCGGTGAGGTGGACGACAGCACCAAGCGCCACCGGCTGATCCCGTTCGAGTTCCGCACGTTGCCCACGGGTCAAGCCTATGCGCTGGTGTTCGGCGACATGACCATGCAGGTGGTGATGTTCAACGGCACGAGCTGGGGGTTCGTGCTGGACGGCTCGAACAACATCTACACGCTCACGACGCCCTACGCCTACACCGACCTGCCCACGCTGAAATTCGTGCAGAGCGCGGACACGATGACGCTCGTGCATCCGAGCTACGCGCCGCAGAAGCTGACCCGCACGGCGCACGATGCATGGACCATCGGCCCGATCACCTTCGCGCCCACCACAGCCGCCCCGACTGGCCTTGCTTCCACGACTCCCGGCTCGTCAGGTTCGACCCTTGTTGTGACGGCGATCAACGGCACCACGGGCGAGGAAAGCCTTGCCTCAGCATCGGCCACCGGTACGGGCTCGACCGACGTGTGGAACTGGACGGCGGTTTCGGGCGCCAAGCTTTACAACGTCTACAAGAAAACCGGCTCGGTGTTCGGCTTCATCGCCCAGGTGTCGACCAACACCTTCACCGAGGACAATCTTTCGCCCAACATCAGCAACCAGCCGGCCACGGGCTCGACCGATCCTTTCCCGAGCACGGGAAACTATCCGGGCGCCACGGGCTACTATCAGCAGCGGCAATGGTTCGGCGATACTTCGAACAATCCCGGCGGCCTGTGGGCCAGCCAGTCCGGCGCCTTCAACAACATGAACACCAGCACGCCGACGCAGGACTCGGACGCGATCACCCGCACGCTTGTCTCGGGCGAGGTGGACGAGGTGCGCCATCTGGTGCCAGTCGGAACCTCCATGCTGATCCTGACCTCGGGCGCGATCTGGCGCTGCTGGCCGGGGCCGTCCTCCGTCGCCCTCACGCCCGGCTCTTGCTACACGCTGCCACAGGATGCGATCGGCACCAGCCACGTGCCGCCGTTCTGGACCGACAACTCTCTGGTGATGTTCCAGGAAAAGGGCGTCACCCTGCAGGCCCTGCGCTACGACGCCATTCAGGACCTGTTCACACCGCAGGACATGGGCGTGCTGGCGCAGCATCTGTTCTTCGACGTGAACGGCACCTATCAGATCCAGGAACGGGCATGGGCCAAGGCGCCGTTCCGTATCTGCTGGTGCGTGCGCTCGGATGGGACCTTGCTCGGCTTCACCTACATGCGCGAGCAGGATGTCTATGCCTGGCACCGGCACACGACGCAGGGAACGGTCGAAAGCATCTGCTCGATCACCGAGGCCGATGGCTTCGGCGGCTACGAGGACGCGGTTTACCTGATCATCAACCGGACGGTGAACGGGGCGACCAAGCGCTACGTCGAACGGATGGTCAGCCGCACATTCCCCACGGTCTCGGATATGTGGTTTCTCGACTGTGCCCTGCAATACAGCGGCACGGCGACTGATACCATCTCGGGCTTGTCGCATCTCGAAGGGATGTCTGTCTATGCCCTGTGCGATGGCAGCGTCGTGGGGCCGCTGACGGTCACGAGCGGATCGGTCACGCTCGACGGCAGCTATTCCAAGGTCACGGTCGGGCTGGCCTATACCTCCACGCTCGAAACCCTGAACCTCGAAGTCCCGGGCGGCGGCACGCAGCAAGGCAAGATGAAGAAGATCCCCAAGATCACCGTGCGGGTGAAGGACACGCGCGGCATCTCC